CCGTTATAGCTAATACATAAGCGATATTAAATTGCTCCATTTGTTGTGTAGGTGATAGCATATTTTTACCCAATAAAATTCAGCTGCTGGCTTTGGTGGATTTTCACTTTAGATTTATAAATCAAACATTTCCATCGGCATTTTCTTGATTAACTGTCCGATAAAATGAATTTGCTCAACTTGTTCTTTTTCTAGAATTTCTGTCTCATAAGTCGGGTTATCCGAAATCACTTTAAGACGATAGCCGCTCATATATTGCAAACGTTTGATTCTGGCTTGCCCTTCAAATACAAAAGCATAGATGCCATCATTTTTGAATTCTTGGATCGATGTATCGATAAACACAACATCGCCGTGTTTAAGGCTTATTTCTTCGTTGTTTGGGTCGTACATGCTATTCCCATCGATGATCGCCATTGATAGGTTATTTGCCGTTTTGCGTTGAAAGATCTCCATAAATTTCTCAGGTGAAAACTCAATGGAGCGAATGGTATCTGGATATTCAAGATTAATTACACCATCTCCGGCGGCCAAGCGATTATCCAGCAAAGTCATGATTATTGAATCTGTTTTTCTGCCTTTAGTTGAGATAGTAACGCCATCTTCGGTGCCGTTTAATAACCAGTTTAAAGAAACGTCTAAAGCATTAGCTATCTCCAATCCTTTTCGCGGAACATCTGTAACGCCATTAAGAATATTGCTTATTGTTACTTGTGATGTTCCTGACATAGAAGCTAATTCAGCCTGATTTAATCCTTTTTGCTGCATAGCAAATAACAGTCTTTCTGAGAGTGTTTTCATTGTGCCTCCTAATTTTATTTTGAGATCTTATAAATAAACTTATATAAATTCAAATAAGATACTCTTTACAGTTTATAAAAAATCTTATATTCTCTCATAAGAAATCTTAACTAAGAGAGAACCCATGAAAAACAAAGTTATAGAAAAAGCAATTTCCATCTGTGGATCTCAAGCAAGGCTCAGCCAAGAATGCGGAGTTTCTCAAGTATCCGTTAGTTTTTGGTTAAACGGTGGCGGTATCAGCGCCAAATATATTCCATTAATTACTAGAGCCACAAATGGGAAAGTCAGCGAGATAGAAATACTTAATTCGCTTACTCAAAACTAATTTACCAAGCCAGCAGAAAAAGAAAACCATAAAAACAGGACGGAAATTATGGCGATGAAGCAAATCATTATCGAAATGATCGAGGAGATACCGGGCGGTAAAAGTGCGGTTGCGGGATTCTTGGGATTTTCGGAAGCGGAACTAAACAACCGCTTGTATCAAACGAAAGGACAGCGTTTTAAAAACGAGGAGCTGATCGCATTACAGCTCGAATACGGCTGTACGGACTTTATTGATGAGCTTTGCCGATCCGCTGGTGGACGGTTTGTGCCGGATGCTGAAGCAAGTGAATTAGACGCAGTGGAAATTTCAACGCTACAGCTACGTGAATTATCCGCGCGCGGGTTGTTGTTTAAAGCGTTAGAAAGCGCACTGGCAGACGGTGAGATTACAACTTCGGAAGAGGATTTAATCCGCAGATTGTTAAACAAACATTTAGCGGCGACGCAGCATTCGGTTGAATGCGTCATCACGCTGAATAAACGGCAATAAAAAACCGCCGTTTCCGGCGGTTAGTATCGGAACGTAAATAATAGAAGGAGCCCCGATGAGCGAATTATCAGATATATCAAATAAAAAATCAAGCGGAAATCTTAACGCGAATGACACATCAAGTAAAACGCAATGCAAGATGATTTTGACCGCACTTCGTAACGGCGAAAGACTAACGCATTTAGATGCAGAACAGCGTTTTCGTTGCTTGCGTCTCGGCGCACGTATCTATGATTTAAAACAACAAGGACACGATATTCAGCGCCGTATGATTACGGTGCCGAGTGGTAAACGCGTAGCGGAATATTTTATGAATGAGGTGGTGGAATGAGTTTTAGCCAACACTTACGCCGATTAGGGCAACCTATTGCGTACTATCCCCAATTAGCAAAGCCGCTCGGTGGTGTAACTGCTGCGGTTTTATTTGGTCAGCTTTTCTATTGGCAGGACAAAACAGACAATCCATTAGGCGTATATAAAACGCTTGATGAATTAATGGATGAAACAGGTTTAACAGAGCGTGAATTGCGTTCGGCTCGTGAAAAATTGCGTGAATTAGGCGTGGTGGTGGAAACCAATAAACGCCTTGAACACCGTTTGTATTTCAAAGTGGATTATGACGCATTTGATCGCCTTATGGAAACGTCAATTCGGGAAGAGACAAAACGTCATTCCGCCAACTGTCAAAGTGTCGTTTCCCCAAATGACGAAACGTCAATTCGGGAAGAGACAAAACGTCATTCCGTTAATACAAAGACTACTACAAAGAATACAAACAATAATACTTCCCTAACGGGAAGTATAAGTGCGCACACGAAGAAAACCACTGATTTGTCCTTGCTGGAAGAATTCGGAATTACTGATCAACTGGCTGAAGATTTTATAAAACATCGCAAAGCCTGCAAGGCGACCATTACAAAAACCGCGTTAGATGGATTCCAGCGGGAAGCGGACAAAGCCGGCATACCGATTCAAGAGGCGGTGGCAATCTCCATTGAACGGGGCTGGCGTGGATTTAAAGCAAGTTGGGATTGGCACGGCGAAGGTGCGGTCAGAGGCGAAAGGAAAATGACCTTTGCCGAAAAAAATGCGTTGCCGTGGAATCGTCCTGAGGACTGGGAGGGGGTGTTTTAATGAATCAAGTTATGAATATTCAGCGCGTGGCTGAAAATAAAAATACACAATCCGCCTCAATGGTTGAAAGATTAATAAATCGTGTTTTTGAGCAGCTTATCGCCTCTTGCCCGATTTTACTTACCATTCAGCCGGAACAGTTAAAAATTATTAAGCAGCAATGGGTTCTTGGATTTATCGAGGGCGGAGTTACTACGTTTGAGCAAGTAAAGCGCGGTATGGCAGCAGTGCGAGCAAAGTCAAACGGTTATTTGCCAAGCGTAGGCGAGTTTATCAGCTGGTGCAAATCCGGCAACGAGTACGCGCATTTAGGCTTGCCAAGCATCGATGAATTGGCAAAGCGCGTAAAAGCGTTTATGGGCTACGGGTTTGAACTTGAAGACCAATTCGCATTCGCGAATGACCTCGAATACTGGCTAATTACCGACGTATATCGCAAATGCAAGGTTAACCGCTGGAATGACAAGCAATTTGACGTGGGTTTGAGGGAAACATTGAGCGCGTGGGCTGATAGATTATCTCATGGAGAAAAAATCCCAGAACGTCGCCGCCAAATTCCGAAAACAGTCAAAATCACAACAACACTAGAGCAGGATTTAAATTATCTCGCAAAAATGAAAGCAATGCTTAAAGGCAAAAGATTAGGAGCCACCGCATGACAGAGCAACAATTCGACAAAAACACCTACCGCACGCCGGAATATATTTTTAATGCGATGAATCGCAGATTTTTATTTGATGTAGACGCGTGTGCCTCAAAAGATAATGCGCTTTGCAATATATATTTTACCGCTGATGGCGATATCACAAAAAAAGAGACACAGGACAAAGTACCACTTGAGTCCAGAGTGTGGATTAATTCGCCTTACTCAAATCCCATGCCGTTTGTTCAGGTTGCGATTGACTTGATGCGCGAGCGCGATTGTACGGTTGATGGTGCGGCATTGCCGCATAACGCGAAGTGCGGTCGATATATCACACCCGAAATGGATTTTTTGACCTACCCATTGGAAAACGAGCGAATTTTTATTAATCCACCTTTTAGCAATCCGTTGAGTTTTATTAAGCGCGCCGTAGAGCTATACGAAAATCATAATTGCTTAGTGGTGATGTTATTACCCGTTGATATTAGCACGGAATGGTTTTCGCTCATTACGCAGAAAGCGACGGAAATCCGTTTTATTGTTGGTGGACGAATTAAGTTTTTAAGTCCCGAAACAGGCAAATGGACGGACGTTTGCCGTGGCAATCACTTGGCAATCTTCAATCCGCGTCACCGTAATATGGGGCAAATTATTCGCAATATTCACATTGACGATTTCGGAGCGTTGGAATGGCGAGCAAACAGCAGAAAAAAACGGTGATCCATGCCGTGAAATACGCAAATGGCGCGGTGGTGGCGGAAACCGACTACGACCGCAATTTATTGAAAGGTTTACCTGTTGGAAGTGCGGTCAAAATTATGCCGCTATCCAATAATCGGAATTATCAGCACCACAAGAAGTTTTTTGCGTTGTTGGATGCAGGGTTTGAATATTGGCAACCTGAATTTAGCGTATTAACCCAAGCGGAAGAATGGATTGCGCAAGCCGTAGCGCATGAAATCGCTGTTGCGGCAAATGATGAAAATCTGTATCAGAACGTGACGAAACCCATCGCCGATCGTGTTTTAGCAAAAGTGCGGTCAAATCGTGAATCAAAATTGGACTATGAAGGCATGAAAACCCTTGAAGCCTATCTCGATCACGTGATGAAAAAAGCAGGGTTCTATGAAGTGCGCCCAAGCCAAGACGGCGGCACAATGAAAGAACGTTGGTCTATCTCCTTTGCGAATATGAGCCAAGAGAAATTCAATGCCGTTTACAAGGCTGTATTTGGGGTTATTTGGAATGAAACGCTTTGTAATATCTATGAAACTGAATGGGAATTAGATAATAAAATTAATCAATTAATAGGATTTTGTTAGTGAAGGGAGTAGACATGGTTTTTTTTCTAATTATTTTGGCGGGAATTTTATTTTTTATGTTCAATCAATCGCTTGCAGCAACTTTAGTTTTATGTGGTGCATTTTGGCTTTCTGGTTGGTATTTCGCACATACAATTGTTGCGACAGAATGCGAAAGATTGGGTAAATTTTACGTCGATAAAAATGTTTATCAATGTGTGAAGATTGAAAATGTTGAAAGCTCTAAGGAGAGACAATGACGAAAGTAGATTTAAGAAAGGAAGCCAGGGGGCGCGATTGTCAAGTGCGGTTACCTGGGATTTGCAACCATAGCCCAGAAACAGTCGTATTAGCGCATTATCGCATAGCGGGGCTTAATGGAGTAGGGCAAAAGCCCGATGATATTTTAGGTGCGTGGTGTTGTGTGGCTTGTCACGACGCTTGCGACTTTAGGGTGAAAACAAATTACACAAGAGAAGAATTGCGATTAGCTTTGGCTGAAGGTGTATTTAGAACTCAGCAAATTCTTAGAATGGAAGGTAAATTATGAAGAATCTAAGTTGGCGTAATAATTATATTCGTGGACTGGGCAAGCATGGACAATACAACTTTATTCGAGAACAGCGAGAAGCATTTGTAAAAGTTCAGGTGGATAAATTAAAAGATGAAGGTGCGGTAATTCTTGAACAATATCCTGATTATTTAATTTTAGATAATGGTGATATTTATTCTACTAGATGTAGAAGAGTTACTAAATTGAAAGCTGGAACTAAATCAAGTGGCTATAGATTTGTTGGGTTGACGGATAAAGATGATAACCGTAAGTATGAAATGGTTCATAGATTAGTCGCTAAGGCTTTTATTCCTTGTAATGACTTCTCTTTAGAAGTAAATCATAAAGATGGAAATAAAAATAATAATTCAGCACAAAATTTAGAATGGGTTACAAGACAAGAGAACACGCAACACATGATTCATGTTTTGAAATCACATAAATGGAGCAAGAAATTAAAAGTAGAACAGGTAAAAAGCATTTACTTTGCCGAAGGCAGATATAGAGATATTGGGTGCAGTTTCGGCGTGTCTGCTCAAACGGTGTGTAATATAAAACGTAAATCACACTATCGCCGGGAGTTAGAAATGGCGGGGTTGCTATGAGTGAGTGGTTAGAGATTGCCTTACCTTATCCACCGTCGGTAAATCATTATTGGAAACACACAAGAAGCGGCAGACATTACATTTCAAAAGCTGGGCGCGAATTTAAGCGCATTGCAACTGAAGTTTGTAAACAGTTCGATCCGTTTGAAAGTGCGGTCGAAATTAAGATAGAGATTTATTTTCCCGATAACCGCGCTCGTGACCTAGACAACTTACCTAAAGGAATTTTTGATAGTCTCGTCGGCGCAGGGTTAATCAAAGACGACAACCGCACCATAATCCGCAAATACTCCATCGAAGAAAAAGGCGTTATTTCTAAAGGGAAAACAATTATTAAAATCAAAGGAATTGACTATGCGTAAATTTAGCGAATTAGCTTTAACTCCGGAACAAGAAGAATTCGTGGATGAATGGATGTATAAATGGGGCGCATGGGTTCGTAGTGGGCGAATTGATAAATCACAACTCAATATTATTGCTAAATTAATGCAATCCGCCATTCCGGCGAAGCCAAGCGAGCCAATGTGCGATGATGAAACAGGTTTTATGATTAGTCAGGTGGTGGAGCAATTCTTTGTAAAAAATGACCGCACTTTACACTTTATCGTGTTTGCCTATTACGTAAATAAACGCACTGTGAATTTCATTGCGAATAAACTACGCGAAAACTGCGGCGCTATCGCAATGCAGCCTTGTAATGGTAAATCAAATATTCGCGTTCCAAGTAAGCTGACAATACGTAGGAATGTAGAAAAAGAATTGATTTTCGCAAAATCCATAATTCACGAATTGCTTGTAACTGGTTTCGTATTGTTGCGAACAGGTAAAGAAAAATCAAAAAATATCAAAATTACGTATTGACGACCTTGATAACTTGATATATTATTTTCATATATGGTGGTCGTTGTGTAAGTGATGTTCACCGAATGAATTTTTACAACCCTGATCGGTTTTCCGGTCGGGGTTTTTTTATTGCCTTGATTTTAGGGGTGGAGTTTAGCTATATGCCACAAAAACAACCTGACGTATGGGCGGCTATTTGGGAGTGGTTACAGGTTGGCGGTGGGATGCACTCAATACAAAGTATGGGTTCTGCCGTTATCGTAACAATTCTCAGATATGGGTTTATGAGGAAAAAGCCCGCTTTCCGCTATGTCATTATTGATGCCATGATTTGCGCCTCACTTTCCGGTGTAATCGTTCCGATTCTCGCCGACTTTTTCAATCACCCTGAATTTTCCGGCTTTGTCGGTGGTTTCTTGGGTTTTTTAGGCACGGAAAAGATTCGGGAGCTTTTAATTTCGTTAATCCACAAAAAAATTGAAGTCAACGATATAAATCTTGGTGGTAAGAGTGATGACAGCTACAACGATAGCGACGAATTTCGCCGTTGAAATTTTTAAACTTGGTAAAGGTACGGAAATGGAATCTAAAGACTTAATCATTGCGGGGCTAACCGTCACGCAAACTAAGGCGCTCTTAAAAGCGTTGGCCAAGCGTGAAAGCGCAGGCAATTACAAAGCTGAAAATAGTTATGGCTATTTAGGCGCATATCAGTTCGGTGCTGCCGCTCTTGTTGATGTTGGCTTAATCAATCAAGCTAAATATAACCAAGCAGTAGCAATGACTAAGGGTATTGCTAATGGTAGCAGTCCGTCGGTGCACAAAGGTTTTTTGGCGAGCGAATCAAATTGGACTATTCGCGGTGGTAAAGATACCTATCTCAATAACCCGCAAATGCAGGACGAATCGATTGTTAAGTTAATGAACCGCAATGCTCGATACCTTACAAGTAAAGGCGTTTATAGTGGCAGTGTGGAACATAAAGCGGGTTTATTATTCGCGGCACATTTAAAGGGTGCCGGCAATGCGCTTAAGTTTGCTAAAGGCGGTGTGGTAACTAAAGACGGCTACGGCACATCAATTAAGGATTATTACGATCTCGGCGCTAAAAGCGTACGGGGCGTATAGGTTAGCGGGTGCGGTTATGGGACTAAGTAAATCAGATGGCGCAAGCGTGTATAGAAGAGCCTTAAACCGCACCGCTATTTAAGGGGTTTATATGGGTATTGGCGATAGCTTAACTAAATTATTTTGGTTATGTGTAGTTTGTGTGTTGGTGGTTGTGTTTGGGTTGTGTGGCTGGATTTACTATCAGTCAAGCAAGATTGATAGTCTGAATGCTGAGATTGCGACACATAAGCAAACTGTCACTGCGCAGAGTGGCACAATCAAACAGCTTAAGGCAGACGCTGAATATAACAAACAGCTCACGCTTGAATTAAGTAAGGCGGAATCAGAAGCAAGGAGTAAAACGGATGGAGTTATTAAAGCAATCCCGAAACAAGTTAAAGCGAGCAATGCTTTTAATGCTGACGCTCCTAGCAATGTTATTGATTTCTTGCGCCAGTAAAACCGAAGTCACGGCTTGCCCGCAATTGCCAGCGGCATTTACAGCGCACTTAGACAAGACGGCTTTTAATGGTCGCACTTATGGCGACGTAACACAGTATGCGGTAATACTCAAACGTGAACGTGATATGTGTTTGAATCGGATTGATAAGATTCGGGAATGGCAAGAAGAATTGAGTAAATAACATGTTGATGCCTAAATCAAAAAAGAAATTATTAAGCGAGGGATATACTCACTATGGCAAGCTTTGGGGAATTCCTGTTTATGTAGGTGATATAGATAGCGTTGCACCAATTATTCAGACTGCGAATTTTATTCCGCAGTGGGTTTTGGATGTGGCAGATTATATTTGCTTTACGATGTTAAGTTACAAATATCGGGATGATCCAAGTTTCGAACCCGGGTTCCCTATTTATATTGGCAAGCCAATTAAGGCGGAAGAATGAATATCAAGAAAGGCGATGTAGTTAAATTGCGTAATGGGCAGTTATGCGATGTGGTGCATAAAACACAGTTCGGTAAGTGGTTGCTGGTTGAACGCACATACACAGAAGAACCGCCATTCACGCACTGGCACAATGCTGACGGTAGCTTTTATGCTGATGATGTCAGTCCGTTAGATGTGGCTGAAGTGGTTGATTTTGTGGAACTCCCTATTGTTAACATGGGGAAAGGCCAATGATTGGTGGTGATGATAACTGCGGTTGATAGTGCTATTGATTGTACGTGATACATCATAGCGATAAGTAATTCATAAGGTGGGTAATGCTCACTTTTTTTATTGGGTGAATATATGCCGGCAAGAATACCTAAGGCGTGTCGTAAGCAAGGGTGTAAGAACACAACGACAGATAAAAGCGGTTACTGTGACGAGCATAAGGCTTGCGGTTGGGTAAGACACCAAAAGGGCAGAACATCATCACAGCGTGGATATGGTGCTCAATGGCGTAAGTTACGTGCTATTGCATTAGAGCGTGACCGCTATCTATGCCAAGCGTGCTTAAAGAAAGGATTGTATGTATCTGCTACAACAGTCGACCATATCACAGCTAAAGCGCATGGTGGTAGTGATGATTTAAGTAATCTACAGAGCTTGTGTGATATATGCCACAAAGCGAAAACAGCAAAAGAGCGATTGAGTTAGCCTATGCGATGGTATGGGTGGGGGTGGGAAAATCTCTATAGGTTTTGCCTATTGAAACCGCCCGTGGAACTCAATTTTTACAACCGCAAAATTAAAATTTACAAGGTACGCCAAAATGACAGGAAAAGCACTCGTTCCGGGCAGGGGGCGCAAGCCTAAGCCAACGGCAGTGAAAATCCGTCAAGGCAACCCTGGAAAGCGAAAACTAAACGAAAATGAACCGCACTTTAGCGAATTGGATGAACACGTTCCCCCGCCCGATGATTTAGATGAAAATGGTCAAATCATGTGGGTGTTTGTGCTGAAAGAACTCGTCCCGCAAAAAGTGCTAATGAAAACAGATTTACAAACCGTTGCGAATTACTGCATTGCTTATCAAAACCGCAAGAAAGCGAATCAAGATATTGAAAAGCACGGCAGTGTTATTGTGACGGATTCAGGCATTAAGCGGAATCCGGCATATACCACGCTGAAAGAAGCTATGGCGGATATGGCGAAATTTGGTGCGCTGTTAGGTTTAGACCCATCTAGCCGAACTCGCCTAGTCGGTGCGGCAGATAATCAGCCAGCGAACCCATTTGCGGAGTTGTTAGTATGACGAACAATGTAAAAAGTGCGGTCAAATACGCAAAAGATGTTGTCGCTAAGAAAATCCCCGCGTGCCGATTTATCGTAAAAGCCTGTCAGAATTTTTTAGACGATCTTGAACATCAAGAATCTGTCGCATTTCCTTACTTTTTTGACGAGGTAAAAGCCGAAAAAGCGTGTAAGTTTATTCAATACCTACCGCACACTAAAGGCGAATGGGCGTTAAAACGGCAAAATATCACGCTTGAGCCGTGGCAATTGTTTATTGTCTCAAATACTTTTGGTTGGCTGAATAAAGCGGACAATCTACGCCGTTACCGTGAAATTTATATTGAAGTGCCACGAAAAAATGGTAAATCCGCAATTAGTGCGGGCGTCGGTTTGTACATGTTCTGTATGGATAATGAATTTGGCGCGGAAGTTTATTCAGGGGCGACCACAGAAAAGCAAGCGTGGGAAGTTTTCCGCCCCGCTCGCTTAATGTGTAAGAAAACGGACTTGCTTTGCTCCACGTTTGGCATTGAAGTGAATGCATCTAACCTAAATCGCCCTGCCGATGGCTCACGCTTTGAACCTTTGATTGGTTCCCCCGGTGATGGTGCCAGTCCGAGTTGTGCGATCGTGGACGAATATCACGAACACAAAAATGATGAACTTTATACCACTATGCTTACCGGTATGGGAGCGCGTAAACAACCGCTGATGTTCATTATTACCACGGCTGGTTATAACATCGAAGGTCCTTGTTATGACAAGCGCCGTGAAGTCATTGAAAAGCTCAATGGTGCAATCCCTAATGATGAACTGTTCGGCATTATCTACACCATTGATGAAGATGATGATTGGACAGATGAAAGCGTGCTGCGGAAAGCCAATCCGAATTTTGATGTTTCTGTGTATGGAAACTATCTGATCAGCCAACAAAACAAGGCAATCAATAACGCACGCCTAACCAACACGTTCAAGACTAAGCATTTGAATGTGTGGGTATCGGCGAAAGAATCCTACTTCAATATGGTGAGCTGGGAAAACTGCAAAGATGAAACCTTATCACTTGAAGATTTCCAAGGTGATGATGTGGTGCTTGGTCTTGATATGGCGCGTAAGCTGGATATGAACTCACTCGTAAAAGTCTTTACGCGAATGATTGACGGCAAACGGCATTATTACTGCATTTCACCTGAATTTTTCGTTCCCGAAGATACCGTTTACAACACCGACACCGCCTTAAAACGTGTGGTGGATAAATATCAAAAATGGGTAAACAGCGGACACTTAACCGCTACTGATGGTGCCGAAGTTGATTATCGGGAAATCGAAGAAGTGATCAAAGATACCAACCAAGAACACAGAGTATCTTGCGTAGCAATCGACCCACACGGAGCAATAGCAATTAGCCATAATCTGGCAGACGAAGGCTTAAATCCGATAACCATTACCCAAAACTACACCAATCTATCAGATCCGATGAAGGAGCTTGAAGCGGCGATTGAATCCGGTCGAATACACCACGACGGAAACCCAATTATGACGTGGTGTATTGGTAACGTGGTAGGTAAAACCGTACCAGGTAACGATGATATTGTGCGACCAATTAAAGAAATCCCTGAAAACAAAATTGATGGCGCGGTTGCTTTAATGATGGCAATCGGTCGCATTATGTTGAATGTGGATGATGATTTCTTCCCAACGGAGATATTAGAACTATGAGAAACATTATTTTTGATCTACTTGGTTTAACTGGGTTGGGTCTGTTCTGTAGCGGAATTTATCTCAAGTATGGGTTAGATAATGCTTTAATAGGAAGTGGCGCATTAATTTTATTTTTGGTTATTTTGGCGGTAAGGGGTAAACGATGATTTTTGACAAATTATTTGGTACACGCTCGCTGGAAAATCCAGCCGTGCCGTTAAGTGCCGAATCTGCGTATGAAGAAATTTTCGGTACTCAGCCGACAAAAGCGGTAAACCCTGATTTAGCAATGAAACTTGCTGCGGTTTATGCTTGTGTGTATGTGCTGTCAAGCTCAATCGCTCAACTGCCGCTACATGTGAAGCGTAAAAGTGGCGATAAGGTAGAAACAGCAAAAGCTCATCCCGCATATTATTTGCTACACGATAGCCCGAATTTTTGGCAAACGTCCTACAAAATGCGTGAGTATGGTCAAAGTGCGGTGCTTTTATATGGCAATGCGTATCTACATATTAAGCGTAATCAAAATGGTACGGTTGAATCGTTAGAATCTTTAGAACCGTGGAAAGTACAGTTACTGAAAAATGGTAATCGATACATTTATGCGTACTACGATGATGACAAAACGTTGAGTATTTCGCCTGACGATATGATCCACGTAAAAGCATTAGGCCCATCGATTAAAACAGGTAAATCGATCATTCAGCACCACGCAGAAACAATCGGTTTAGGTTTGGATGCTCGCAAATTTGCCAGTGGTTTCTTTGGTGGTAATGCTCGCCCGGCTGGGATTTTATCGGTAAAAACGCCACTCAATAGCAATTCTTGGGAGAACTTCAAGAAGATGTGGCAACAAGCGCAAGATAAGCTGCGTTCAGAAGAAAACAAAACTATTCTTCTGCCCGCAGAGCTTGATTATCGTGCTTTGACGGTTTCGCCAGTCGATACCGAATTGCTTTCTATGATGAAGCTCAATCGGTCTGAAATTGCGGGTATCTTCAATGTGCCGGCACACATGATCAATGATTTAGAAAAGGCGACGTTCTCTAATATCAGTGAACAAACTATTCAATTCATCCGCTATAGCGTTATGCCGTGGGTGGTAAATTGGGAACAAGAGCTAAACCGCAAAATCTTCACCACAGCAGAACGCAAAGCAGGTTATTTTGTGAAATTCAATCTAGCGGGCATTATGCGTGGTACTGCTGGCGAACGTGCGACTTTCTATCACAATGCTATTACAGATGGTTGGATGTCACGCAATGAAGCGCGCCAGCTTGAAGATATGAACCCTGTAAAAGGATTAGATGAAATGCTTGTCAGCGTGAATGCCGCACAGCAGACACCGAACAACAAACAAACGGAGAATACAAATGAGTGATGTAGAAAAACGCTCGTATATTGGCGAAGTCCGAGCTGAAAGCCGAGAAAATGAGCCTACGCACATTATCGGTTATGGTTCGGTATTCAACTCAATGTCCGAAGTGATGTGGGGATTCCGTGAAATCATTATGCCGGGTGCGTTTGATGATGTACTTGAAGATGATGTGCGCGGTTTATTCAATCATGATCCGAACTTCATTTTGGGCCGTAGCAAAGCCGGCACACTGAGCCTATCGGTTGATGAAAAAGGCTTGAAATACGATATTACCGCCCCTGATACACCGACTATTCGTGATTTGGTGATCGAACCATTGAAACGTGGTGATATTACACAATCTTCATTCGCTTTCAAAATTGCCCCAAAAGGCGATGAATGGTACGAAAACGAAGACGGCATTATTATTCGTGAAATTCATAAAATCTCTCGTTTATATGATGTCAGCCCTGTGACTTATCCAGCTTATCAAGAAGCAAGCTCAACAGCTCGATCCCTTGAAGCATGGAAAGAAGCTCGCAATTCAGGTGCTATCCTAAAAGCGGTGACACAAAAAGCCGCGCGTGAGCGTTTTTTAAGCTTAATCAGCGCTTAACCAATACAAATTTTTATCAATACGAGCCGCATTATTGCGGCTTTTTTCATTAAAAAAGAGGAAATATCATGGCTAAATTACATGAACTTCAAGAAAAACGTCGCAATATTGCCGCGCAAATGCGCCAATTAAACGATGAAATCGGTGAAAACACTTGGACTGATGAACAGCGTACAAAATGGGATTCGATGAAACACGAATTAAGCGGTGTGGAATCTCAAATTGAACGTGAAGAATCATTACGTTCAACTGACAAACTCTTCGTAGAAGAAAAACGCGAAGATAACCAACAAGCACAAGTTGATAACCCTGAAGTGAAACGTTCTCAGGTGTTTAATACGTTCTTGCGTCGCGGTTTAGGCGATCTTACTCAAGAAGAGCGTCAAGTAATGGCTGAACTGCGTGCGCAAGCGGCAGGTACAGACAATAAGGGCGGTTATACCGTGCCAAAAGAAATGCAAGCTCGTATTGTTGAACAAATGAAAGCCTATGGCGGTATCGCTTCTGTAGCGCAAATTCTCAATACGGCCGATGGTCATCCGATTATGTGGGCTACTGCGGATGGCACAACTGAAGAAGGTGAATTAATCGGTGAAAACGTGGCTGCAAGCGAACAAGATGTAGAATTTGGTTCTGCTGAACTTGGTGCGAAAAAACTTTCATCAAAAATTATCCGTGTATCCAATGAATTGTTACAGGATTCGGGAGTAGATATTGAAGCATTCTTAGCAAGCCGTATCGCACAGCGTATCGGTCGTGCGGAAGCGAAATATCTCATTCAAGGCACAGGCTTAGGTACACCGGCACAGCCGAAAGGCTTACAGGCTTCTGTTACTGGCGTAACACAATCCGCAGCGGCTACAGCGGTAGCATGGACGGACTTAAACGCGTTAATTCATTCTGTTGATCCGGCGTATCGCAATGTTGGCAATACACGCCTTGCGTTCAATGACAACACTTTGCGTGCGTTGAAAGAAATGGTGGACGGTCAAAAACGCCCATTATGGCTACCTGATGTGGCAGGTGTAGCACCGGCTACAATTCTTGGTCATCAGTATGTTATCGATCAAGGTATTGCGAATATTGCTGCGGGTGCGAAATTTGCTTACTTCGGTGATTTCAGCCGTTTTGTTATCCGCCGCGTATCAGGTATGACGTTGCGTCGTTTGGTTGAACGTTACGCCGAATTTGACCAAGTCGGCTTCTTGGCGTTCCATCGCTTCGACTGTGTGCTTGAAGACGCATCGGCAATCAAAGCGTTAGCCGGTAAAGGTGCGTAATTCGAAAGTGCGGTTAAATTTGACCGCACTTTTTACTTTCGGGGGATGTGATGAATATCACAATGGATGAAATCAAATTGCAGTGCCGCATTGATGGTGATTCGGAAGATGATTTGCTTAAAGTGTTTTTGGAATCGGCGAAAGCCACGATTGAAAATTATACCAACCGTAAATTATTTACTGAATTGCCAGCCGATGACGTACCGCAAAATGCGTTAGAAATTAGCGCGGATTTGAAAGTAGCGATCCTAATGTTGGTGGCGTATCTCTACGAAAATCGTATCGGTGTAAATGAAAGTACGCAAACTCAGTTTGAATTGTTACCACCGACAATCAAAATGATTGTTGAACGTTACACCTATATTACGGTTTAAGGGGGGCTTGATGAATATCGGAAAATTGCGCCACCGAGTGACGCTACAAAAGCAAACTAACACCCAAAACGATTACGGCGCTTTCGTCAGCACTTGGCAAGACGTGGCGACCGTATGGGCAGAAGTCAAGCCGATTTCAGGGCGAGAATATTTCTCAGCTCAACAAGTGCAGTCAGAAGTTAGCACACAAATTTGGATTCGATACCTTGAAGGTATTGAACCCACAATGCGGGTAAAGCACAACGACAAGCACTACGAAATTTTATCGGTACTCAACCACAACGGGCGAAACACATCAATTCAACTGATGTGTAAGGATGTGAAGAATGGGTAATTTAACGGTAAAAATCACAGGCTTGAAAGAGTTAGGGAAAGCGATGAACTCGCTCGAACGCAAAGTCAAAAACCGTATAGCGGTTAAAGTAATGCGGAAAGGTGGCACAATAATCCGAGAACAAGCGAGAGCAAACGTACCAACATTAAAACGCCAAGTACCACATCGAAAACGTGGCACATTACGCAAGGCGATTTCGTCTAGTACGAAAATGGATAAAAATGGCACTGTGCGCACTACTATTTTTGTTCGACAGCTCAAGACAAGCAAAATCATTGAGTTCAAGGGTAGCAATGGGAAAAGCGGTGCGTACAATCCTAACGATCCGTTTTACTGGCGCTTTGTTGAGTTCGGCACGTCAAAAATGCCGGCAAAACCATTCTTACGACCCGCCTTTTCGTCCAAGAAAAAACAGGCAGCACGTGAAATTATCACAACGCTACGTGATGAAATCAATCGGGAAGGTCGCAAATGATCCAGCAAACACTTTTCAACGCCCTAAAGCCTTTAGTTTCGGGGCGTTGTTTTTATGAAGTCATACCTGACACAAATACCGATTATCCCGTCATTGTGTATCAGTTTCCTGATATTTCGCCTAATTCCGCGCTGGAAGACGGTGATTTAGATGATTTCACGGTGCAGATCGATATTTACAGCCGAAATCCTGATGATGTTTTTGCGCTACGCAAGCCGATCTTTAACGCTATTGAAACCGCATTCGACTATGCCGAACGCGAGAACGATTTCAGCGATTACGAACCCGACACGAAACTGCATCGACGGGTAATCACTTATCAAATTGCTTATGGAGAATAATCGATATGGCAACAAAAACCACCCCATTTCAGGGGACAAAATTTTATATTGGCACTGGCTTATCCACTGAAAAAGCAATTACAGCTTGTACGGTAACGCCAAATGCCACAATTACCGCCACGGGGCACGGTGCGAAAGTGGGTGATTTTGTGAAAATCACTGGCTTAGGCTCGCTTGATGGCTACTATCCTGTTAAATCTATCGCAACCGATGTTTTAACTTTAGCTGATGAAGTGGACTGGTCAACACAAGATAAACCGACCGACTTCAGCACTGCGAAAGTAGCGGTGGTGAAATGGTCATCTAACTTCTGTGCGATTAAACAGATTGAAGGTGACGGTGACACATTAGGCGAAGAAGATATTACAACTATGTGTTCAGAAGGCACCGAAACCGAAGCGGGCGAAATTGAGCACGGTTCAATCAAATTGACGTTCTTCTATGCGCCGGCTACGACAATGCAGGCGGACTTGCGTAAGAAATTCTACGCCAAAGAAACTTTCCCGTGGATGATGACATTGAAAAATGATCAAGGCTCTTTATACGGTACTGGCTTTATTCAAACGTCACCAAACTTCAGCGGAGAAGTAAAAGGCAAATTTGAATCAGGTGTAACGATTAAAAAATCGAAACGTGATTACTTATTGCCAGTTGCTTAATACTGAAAATAAAACCATATAGGGGTGATATATCAGGGCTATCTCGGATATCCCCCTATAATATCCCCCATATAACAGGAATAGAAAAATGACTATCGGCAATCGTGAATCGCTTTTAGCGGATAATAAACCAAAATTAAAAACCGTTACTATCAAAGGAAAAGATTATTTCATCCGTGAAATGACCGTTGGCGAAGTGAATAAACAGCTTTACGGCTATCAGGCACACCTTTGCGCATTAGCTGAAGCACAAGGCGTTGAGCTTGATTACAACAATCCAGAAGAATTAGGTAAGCAATTAAGCCGCATTTACGATCCATATCGTACCGCGCGCCAGCTGGCGATCCGCTTGTGTGATGAAAACGGGGTGAATCTATTCGATCCTGAAAACCAAGATGATTTGAAAGCCTTATCGAATCTTGATAAATCAGTAAGCGAAACGCTTAGCAAAGCATTATTAGGTGAAGAACCAAAAAACTTGACGACCGACGCAGAGACCAAATAACGCTATCTCTCGCGTTGGGGAAAACACTCACCGAAATTGAAGCAATGCCCGAAAAGCATTTCCAGGAATATATGCTGTTTTACCAAGAACAGCCTTTCGGGTTATGGCGCGATGATTACAGAATGGCACAGATTGCGTACATGCTCGCAATGATCCATCGGAACCCGAAAAGCGAGCCGGCAAAATTATCTGATTTTATGCCATTTTTCGCGCAACAAATAAACGAAGATGACGACGGAACAGCCGCATATCTTGCCAATAGATAATGCCGAAATACATTGCCTTTTATGGGTGTCTGTGCTATAAGTGAATTACTTAGAAAGGCACAGCGAAAGGAGAAAATGTATGTTTACTTTCATTAAAAATATGTTTTCAGTCGGCATTAAATGCTTTTCAGCAATGTTATTTATTGCTGTATTGGTATTTGGTGCGCTTTCCGTTGCCTTTAATGTTGGCCTAAATATCATTTTAATTGCTATTGCTTGCTATATTTCACTATTGATTGGTGCTTTAGTAGTGGCTTATATCCGTTTCAGAATGGAATCACCGACAAGGATAGAAGAAAATAGCGTTAAATACGTCATCATAAACTAATACACAGAACATCAAATAAAGCTCGCGTAATGCGGGCTTTTTTATTGGGGGAAATATGTCAGGGTTAGGATCATTAAATATTAATTTGAGCTTGGAAACAGCTCAATTTAACCAAGCTCTTAATAAATCCACCTATCAAACACAACAATTCGCACGCCAGTTTGAAGTAAATTTTGCCAATGCGCAAAGTCGGGCAAAGCAGTTTTCGGAACGCACGACGCAATATTTAAATAATATTGAAAAGGCGGCAAGCTCAATCAACAAAACAGCCAATATCAGCTTATTTTCAGGCATTGGCGGGCTTGCCGGCGGTTATCTCAAGGCAGCAACCACGCAAACACTACAATACGCGGATAGCTATACTGAGTTGCGAAATCAAATTCAAGGGGTTGTAGATAGCCAGCTAGAGGCAATATCTGCGACCGAAAGTGTTTTTGATATATCATTGCGAACAAATCAAGCTATTAGTGCAACATCAGAGGTTTATAAGGGCTTTTCGCAGAATGCAAAAGCGCTAAAAATAAACCAGCAGGAAGTTGCCGAAATAACCGAAACTGTATCTAAATCGGTAGCCCTATCAGGGGCCAGTAATGCAACCGCCTCAAATGCGCTGGTGCAGTTTAGCCAGTCTCTGTTGATGGGCAAAATGAAAGCGCAGGAATTTAACTCGCTTATTACGCAAACTCCGACAATTATCCGCGCTATTGCGAATGGCTTGGGGTTAACCACTGCTGAATTTAAAGCAATGGTTGATAGTGGCGAGATGACCGCCGATAAGATGATTGAAGGTCTTAAAAAAGCCAAAGAGCAAGTCGATACCGATTTTGATAAAAGAATCAAAACCTTGTCTGGATCATTTGCCAATCTGGAAACCTCGATGATTAAATTTGTCGGAGAAGCGGATCAGTCTTATGGTGTTACTCAAAAGCTCGCTGAAGGTGTCGAATTTGTCGCAAGCCATCTTAGAGAATTGATCTCGGTAGCTGGTATGCTTGCTGGTGCGTTAGCAGTGGGGCAAATCAGCAAATATTCGACCGCACTTTTACAAACCGGCTATAACAGTGCCAAAAACGCATTGGCACATACGCGCGAAGCTCAAGCTATTTTGGCCAAAGCTACCGCTATGCGAACGGCCGCACAGTTCGAAATGGCAAGCCTAACTGCTCAATTACGATTAGCGCAATCAGAGCAAACACGCTACGCACTTCGTGAGCGAATGAAAGTGCAGTCGGCACAAATTATCGCACTTGCTCAAGCAGAAGCCACGGCAAAACGAAACCTTGCCACGGCGACCAATCTTGCGACTTTAGCCGCTAAAGGGCTGCAAGGCGTAATGTCATTGCTTGGTGGACCTGTAGGCGTGGTTACTATTGCTGCTACATCATTGATGTTTTTCAGTGCGCAGGCTGAATCTGCTCGCCAATGGGCGCTTGATACATCTATCGCAAATCAAGGATTAGCTGAATCTTACGATCAAATTAGTGAATCAGCCCTTGCCTTAAAAATCACAGATCAGCTTGATAACATAAAAAAATATTATGTTGAAATTGAGAAAATCAAAGCCAGTATTGCCACTAAGCAAATTGGCACTGATTTTGACGGTTTCCAAGCTGGCGGTGGGATTGATGATGCGGAGCTTGAGAAGTTACAAAACAAAATCCAAGCTATCAAAGAAAATGCGGAAACAGCCAAGCAAGCCCTTGAAAATATGCTCAAGCCATTGGGCGAAAAAATGCTTAAATCAGGCAAGAGCATTGATGAAGTGCGCAAGAAATTTGAATTGCTAGGCGCAGACGCTGAAACGGTTGAGAGTGTTATTTCATCATTGCCAACGTCTTTTGATAAGACGGCTGATAGCGCAACCACGGCGACAGAAGCGACTATTGATTTTGATAAGGCGATTAAATCACTTAACGAACGTTCTCAAACAATGCAACAGCGCTTGGAAGTGCTAACGCTAAAAAGCCAAGGTCATGCTAAGGCGTCATTTGTTCTTGCAGGATTATATGAGGCATTAGGCGCATCAGGTGCGGAATATTCGAAAGTGCTTAATGCTATTGCTAACGGCGACGTAGCGGCGGCAAAAAGTGCGGCAACGGCGATTAATCTATCAGCGCAACAGCTACAAACAATGCTTGATATGGGCAAACAGCTTGACGCAATGTTTGAAACTGATCGAAAAATCAAAAAACAAGAACAAGCGTCCAAACCTAAAAAAACAGGCAAAAAAGGTGCTGGCACCGATTATCAAAAACAATACACTGACCAGCTTACCGAAATGCAACAGCGTTTAGCCGAGTTAAACGCCAATGCGGAAGATATCCGGTTATTCGGGCAACCGTCGCAATACCAAGAAGTGAACAAGCTCACTCAGGATATTGCGGCCAACGCTGAGAAATACAAAAATTACGGCGCAGAAGGCGTTGAAAAACTCAAATCGTTAGCGGAACA